TCTATTATAAATAGTATATAATAGAATAAACACTAGGAAATCGTCATGGCAGTTACAAGCAGAGCAACCCTAACAGAATACGCTTTAAGAGCCCTTGGTGAACCAGTAGTAGAGATCAATGTTGATGACTCCCAATTAGAGGAACGTATCGACGAGGCTCTTGATTATTGGAACCAATATCATTTTGATGGTGCAGAACGTATGTATCTCAAGCAAAAGATTACAGCTTCAACTATCAGGATCGTTGGAACAAACTCAGATGCATTCCCAGTAGGGACCACAATAACTGGTGCAACCTCCGGAGCCACAGCTTCAGTATGTACAGAGTATGGTAGGACTGCTGCTAGTAATATCATCATATGCAAGAACGTTACTATTGCTAATCTGGATACAAAGCAACATAATGTCTTTAATGCTACTACAACAGGCGCATTTGTTGCAGGCGAGACTATCACAGGTAGTAATGGAGCTACAGCAGTAGTTCATGCAGACAGAGCTACTTTAGGTACATATGACCTTAAGTACTTCCCTATTCCAGATTACATCTATGGCATAACAAGAGTCATGCCGTTTAGTGCAGCATCAAGCTCAAAGAATTTATTCGACTTACAATACCAATTAAGACTTAACGACTTATATGACTTGACTTCAACGTCACTGATATACTATAAGACGGTGATGTCACACATCTCATTACTTAACCTAGAGTTAAATGGATATCCGCTATACAGATTTAACCGTATGATGGGTAGACTATCATTAGATGTTAATTTGGATGCAGCACTTACAATGGGTGACTTCATCTTAGTTGAGTGTTACAGAGCATTAGACCCAACAGTATTCAGTAAAGTATGGAATGAACCATGGTTTAGACGTTATGTAACAGCATTGTTTAAACGTCAATGGGCAACTAACATTAAAAAGTTCCAAGGCATCCAACTACCAGGTGGTGTAACTATCGATGGTGATAAGTTATATGCTGAAGCTATAACAGAGATCAAAGAGTTAGAAGACGAGATGCTTAATAAGTCTGCACCATTGGAGTTCTTCCTTGGCTAGATCAGTATATTTCTCTAACGGCATTCGTTCAGAACAGTTATTATATGAAGACATCATAGTAGAGTCTATCTCGATCTATGGTCAAGACTTCTATTATATACCACGAACGCTAGTCGGTAAAGACGAGATCCTTGGTGAAGATCGCCTATCACAGTTTAAGAACGCATATGGTATTGAGATGTATCTTGAGACCGTAAACGGATTTGAAGGCCAAGGTGCATTCATTCAAAAGTTTGGTTTGATGATGGAGCAATCTGCTACATTGACTGTAGCACGAAGAAAATGGGAACAATTAATTGGTCAACATGGTAGATCTATATTACCTAATCGTCCAGCTGAAGGTGACTTACTATACTTCCCTTTAACTGGTGGTTTGTTTGAGATCAAGTTTGTTACTCATCAAGACCCATTCTATCAAGCTGGTAAACTATACGTATATAAATTACAAGTTGAGTTATTCCAATACTCATCAGAACATATTACTACTGGTATTTCTTCTATAGATGTATTTGAGACTCTTAAATCGTTTGACGAGACTAAAGTCCCAAATGGTACTGTAACAGAGATCAAGATCACTAACAAGGGTGTAGGTTATGCTACAGCTCCTACAGTTAAGTTAGGCGAAGATTGGGTGGCATCAACTGCTATAGCAGTTGGAGATCAAGTATGTCATAGTGGTAGAAGATATATTTGTACTATTGCTGGTACTACATCCTCAACAGGACCAATCCATATATCAGGCGAGATAGATAATGGTACTGCAAGGTTAGCATTCTTCGGTTATAGAGCTACTGCTACAGCATACCTTGGTAATGGATTAACTGCAAGCGAAGTAGTGAAGATATTAGTAACTGACGCAGGTTCAGGATATACTACAGCGCCTACAGTATACTTAAGCGGTGGAGGAGGTACTCAGGCCGCAGCTACAGCTATCATTGGTAACCTTGATAAACAAGATTCATATGGTGATAATAATAAATTTAAAGAAGAATCACAAGGCATCGTCTTTAATGAAGAAAACCCATTTGGTGAACTATCAACATATTATGTAGCACCAACAATAGGTGTATATGCAGACTCAACTTCAACTACAGCAGACTCAACAACAATAACATCGGACGAAATTTAAAATGGCTAAACAAACAATTAATGTAGGAGCAACAGGCAACGACCGTACAGGTGACGCCATAAGGGTTGCTTTTACTAAAGTAAACGAAAACTTTACTGAACTTTATGCATCCTCTGCAAGCGGAGCGACTGGTCCTGCTGGAGCAACTGGACCAGGGAGTGGATCCACTGGTGCACAAGGTGCATCAGGTTCTACAGGATTGGCTGGTGCTAGCGGTGCACAAGGTGTGCGCGGAGCTTCTGGTTCTACTGGATTACCTGGAGCCACTGGTATTAGCACACGTGGTGCTACAGGTGTTCAAGGAGACGTAGGCGCAACAGGTTCAGCAGGAACTAATGGATATGCCGGTGCGACGGGCACCACAGGCACAGCTGGAGCTAGCGGAATTCAAGGTGCTTCTGGAATACAAGGTGCTTCTGGTGCAACGGGATTAACAGGTGCAACTGGTGCAGGTTTAACTGGAGCAACGGGTGCGACAGGTATCCAAGGTGCAAGCGGTTCAACAGGAATCGGTGCTACAGGAGTAGGTTCAACAGGTGCAACAGGTATTCGCGGTGCTTCCGGTGTACAAGGAATTGACGGAGCTTCCGGTGCAACAGGTGCTAATGGTTCGGCAGGAGCAACTGGTATACGTGGTGCTAGCGGAATCGCTGGTAATGATGGAGCATTCGGTGCAACAGGTGCTACAGGTTTACAAGGCGCTTCAGGTGCTACAGGTTTCCAAGGTGCAAGTGGTTCTACAGGAATTGGTGCGACGGGAATAGGTGCTACAGGTTTACAAGGTGCAAGTGGTTCTACAGGAATTCAAGGAGCAAGTGGTTCTACAGGGATTGGTGCTACAGGAATAACTGGTGCATCAGGTGCTACTGGCCCATCTGGTGGTCCTACTGGTGCAACAGGAATTCAAGGTGCATCAGGTGCTACAGGTGTTAGAGGAGCTTCTGGTATAGGAGCAACTGGAGCTCAAGGAGCTTCTGGTATAGGTGCGACTGGACCTGCAGCTGAATTAAGTCTTGCAACATTTAAATCAACAGTTGCTGCATCTACAAGTTTTAATGACTTCAAAGCTAGAGTAGCTGCTCTATAATGTTAAACGGACAAACCTATTATCATGGTGCAATTAGAAAGACGATCGTAGCATTTGGTCGTCTATTCTCTGACATCAAGATCGCAAGACAAGGTAATGATGGTAATGTTGCTCAGACGATTCAAGTGCCTCTTGCATATGCACCTAAGGAAAAATGGTTAGTACGTATCGATTCAGATCCAAATCTTACTAATAATGTATATACAACGTTACCGCGTTTATCATTTGAGATTACTGGATATCATTATGATGCATCTCGTAAGACTAATAAGATGAATAAGATCGTGTGTAAAGATGCTACTAATTCAGCAAATCCTACAGCAAAAGCAGTGTTTTCTCCAGCGCCATATAATATTGATATCAACTTATATGTATTGACTAAGACACAAGAAGATGCTACACAAATCATTGAACAGATCTTACCTATATTTAATCCAGAGTATACATTGTCTATCAATGCATTACCTGCTTTAGAGATAATACAAGATGTTCCAGTCATATTGAATAATATTACCGCAGAAGATAATTATGATGGTTCTTTCCAAGAAAGACGATTCGTAAGTCATACACTATCATTTACAGTTAAGACAAACATCTATGGCCCAGTGTCCGAGAACGGAGTCATCCTTACTACAACTGCTAATATGTCTGTGCCTGGTAGAAAATATACAGCGACAGCTCCTTCAGTGGATGGTACGGTTACTGAAAACTGGGAAGCACAGTTTTAATGTCAAAGAATTATAATGCCAATAGTCAGTTAAAAGCGGCTGGTGTTAATATCCCCTTTACTGAAGATCAAGTCAAAGAGTACATGAAGTGTGCTGCTGACCCGATCTACTTTATTGAAACATACTGCAAGATCATATCACTTGATCATGGTCTTATTGATTTTAAACTATATGAATGCCAAAAGGAAAAGGTGAAGGTAATACATGAGAATAGAAAAGTTATCCTTATGGAAGGTCGTCAACAAGGTAAGACGACAACTAGTGCAGCATATATCCTTTGGTATACATTATTTCAAGAATCGAAACAAGTCGCGATCATGGCAAACAAAGCCACCGCCGCCCGTGAGGTCTTATACAGGTATCAGTTGATGTATGAGAACCTTCCAATGTGGTTACAACAAGGTGTTACTACATGGAATAAGGGAGATATAGAACTTGAGAACAATTCAAAGGTGTTCACTGCAGCAACGACATCTTCTGGTATCCGCGGTAAATCAGTTAACATGCTATACGTCGACGAAGCTGCTATCATACCTAACAACGTAGCAGAAGACTTCTTCACTTCAGTTTATCCTACGATATCTGCGGGTGAAACAACAAAGATCTTATTGAGTTCTACTCCATTAGGTTACAACCACTTTTGGAAGTTTTGGAACGATGCTGAGAATAAACGCAATGACTTCGTACCTCTATTCATACCATATACACGGATCCCAGGTAGAGATGAAAAATGGGCAGAAGCACAAAGGAGACAGCTGGGTGAACTGAAATATAACCAAGAAGTATTATGTACCTTCTTAGGTTCTGCACTCACTCTGGTGCGCTCAGATGTGATCGGCAGACTATCTCCAGGTAGAATCATATATAGTAAAGATGGTTTGGATGTATACGATAAACCTATCAAGGATCATAGCTATTGCTTAGTAGCTGACACTGCAAAAGGCGTGGGTGGAGATTACTCTACTTTTTCTATCGTGGACATCACAGAGTCACCATATAAACAAGTGGCCAAGTATAGAGACAATAACATTAGTCCTATGTTATTCCCATCGGTGATATATAAAGTAGCGACAGAATATAACCAGGCATATGTATTATTAGAAGTTAACTCTTCTGAACAAGTAGGAGCTATCCTTTACTCTGAGATGGAGTATGAGAATATCCTATTTGTGAATAGAAACACAGACGGACAAGTAGTATCAGGAGGCTTCGGTGGTGGTAAAGCCCAGCTAGGAGTTAATACTGATAAGAAAGTAAAAAGAATCGGTTGTATGAACTTCAAGGCCTTGGTCGAAGAGAATAGACTCTTAGTCCAAGACATTGATACTATACAAGAGATATCGACCTTCATCGAGAATAATAAAGGCTCTTACGAGGCAGATGAAGGCTATCATGATGACTTAGTTATGACGTTAGTATTATTTGGGTGGTTGACCACAAATCCATACTTTAAAGACCTAAACAACGTAAACATTAGGCAGATAATGTATGAAAACCGTATCAAGCAAATAGAGGATGAGCTGACCCCATTCGGATTCATGGATGATGGCAGGGGTAGCCAGGACGAACAGGTCCTATTGAATTTTTAATAGTTATAAATATATGTATAGAGGTGACTCTAGCTTATATCATAAAAAACCTAATTTAAGGAGAAACAAAAATGCCGTTTCAATTATCTCCAGGAGTTGCGGTAGTCGAGAAAGACTTTTCTGCAATCGTTCCCGCAGTATCTACTTCTGCTGGCGCTTTTGCTGGTGTGTTTGCATGGGGTCCAGTTCTTGATCCTGTAACAATTACATCTGAAAACGTTTTAGTTCAAAGATTTGGTAAACCAACAGATTCTAACTTTGACTCTTTCTTTACAGCAGCCAATTTCCTAGCATATACAAATAATTTATTAGTAGTTCGCGTTGATACCGCTGACGCAAAAAACGCTGTGTCAACAGGTACTGCAGTTAAGATTAAAAACTTTGACCAATATTCAACTAGCTACGCTGGTGGACAAGGTACTGTAGGTGAATGGGCTGCTAAATACCCAGGCGCTTTAGGTAACTCACTTAAAGTTTCTATGGCTGACTCACAAACATTTACTGGTTGGACATATGAAGCAGAGTTTGATTCTGCTCCTAGTACTTCATCATTTGCTGCATCAGTTGGCAGTACAAACGATGAGATACATGTTATCGTTATCGACGAAGATGGTCTATGGACCGGCGAACGCGGTGCTATTTTAGAAAAATTCTCTTATGTTTCTAAAGCTTCTAATGCTGTAAAATCAGATGGTACAAATAACTACTATAAAAACGTAATTAATAGTCAATCTAAATACATTTGGTGGATGGATCATACGTCTGCTGTTACAACAACAGTTGCTGGTGCAGGAACTTCAGGTGTTAATTGGGGAATAGACGCATTAAATAACGGATTTAAAGATCTTACTGGTGCTGTAACTAAATCATTAGCCGGCGGTGTAGATGATCTATCAGCTACAGACGGTGAATTACAAGCTGGATTTGCTGTATTTGCTAACGCAGAACAATATGACATCTCATTAATCCCAGTTGGTAAGGTTTCAGAAACTGTTGCAGAATATGTAATTAATAATGTCGCAGAAGTACGTTTAGACTGTGTAGCATTTATTTCTCCACAGTACATCGTTGGTAATACTTCAGGTGGTACTGATGGTGATGTTATTCAAGGTGGTACAATCAGTGATATGGTTGATGCATTGAATGAATATAGAAATGAATTACCAAGTTCATCATACGCAGTATTAGACTCTGGTTCTAAATACCAATATGACCGTTATAATGACAAATACAGATTTGTGCCATTGAATGGTGATGTTGCAGGTCTATGCGCACGTACAGACTATACAAATGATCCATGGTATTCACCAGGCGGTTTAAATCGTGGTCAAATTAAAAACGTTGTTAAGCTTGCGGTAAATCCAGGTAAAACAGAACGTGATAACCTTTATTCAAATGGTGTTAACCCAGTTGTTAATTTCCCTGGTCAAGGTACAGTATTATTTGGCGATAAGACTCTTCAGTCTAGACCAAGTGCATTTGATCGTATCAACGTACGTCGTTTATTCATCGTACTTGAAAAAGCTATTGCAACAGCTGCTAAGTATCAATTATTTGAATTTAATGATAGCTTCACAAGAGCACAATTTAAGAACCTCGTTGAGCCATTCTTAAGAGATGTTCAAGGTCGTAGAGGTGTTACTGACTTCCGAGTTAAATGTGATGATACAAACAATACAGGAGAAGTTATTGATCGCAATGAATTTGTTGCTGATATCTTTATCAAACCTAACCGTTCGATCAACTTCATTACACTCAACTTCATTGCAGCAAGATCTTCAGTTTCTTTCACTGAAATCGGTGCATAGCATATAAATAATAAAGAGAAAATTAAAGGATAAACTATGGCAAATATTAGCGATTTTAAAGCCCAACTGATCGGTGGCGGAGCCCGTCCCAATCAGTTTAGTGTCGAGTTAACATTCCCTTCATACGTTGTTGGTGGTCCTGCTGTTGGTTTGCAATCACAGTTCTTATGTAAAGCTGCTCAATTGCCAGCTTCAAACGTAGAGAATATGCCGATTCAATATCGTGGTCGTGCCGTTAACTTTGCTGGTGAAAGAGTGTTTCAACCATGGAGTGTATCAATCTATAATGACACATCATTTAACATCCGTAATGCGATGGAAAGATGGTCAGATGGTGTACAAAACCATAGCCAAACAAATGGTAGAACAAACCCAAGAGACTATCAAGTGGACTTAAGAGTTCATCAGTTAGATCGTAATGGTGCTATCGTTAAGAGCTATAAGTTCCATGACGCGTATCCAACAACTATCGGTGCGATTGCTGTTGACTATGATACTGTTAACACGATGGAAATTTTTGATGTTGAATTCACTTACAACTATTGGACATCTGATACAAGTACAGACGGTTCGAACTTCGGTGTTAAGGTTGCTGTTAACACACCGATTGGTACGTTCCCTATCAACATTTAGTTGGTAATTTATAATTAAGTAAGGTATATTATGGAAATCTTTGGATTCGAGATAGCAAAGAAAAAAGTCAAACGTGCGCAGGGCACAGAAGTTGTTACCCCTGCGCCGGATGACGGCTCGACGGTAATATCTACTCTTGGAGCTGCAGCTGCCTATTATGGCATGACTGTAGACCTTGAAGGTGTTATCAAGAATGAAAATGATTTAATCCGCCGATATAGAGAGATATCTCAGTACGGTGATTGTGACAATGCTGTAGAGGACATCGTTAACGAAGCTATCGTTGCTAATAATGATGAGCAAATCATTGAAGTAGTATTAGACGACGTTAAGTTGTCTGCTTCTGTTAAGAGGATGATAGCAGACGAGTTTGCCGAGATCCTTAAACTTTATAAGTTCAGCAGCAGAGGTCATGATATATTTAGGTCATGGTATGTAGATGGTAGACTATACTATCACATCCTTATTGACAATGAGAACATTAAGAATGGTATTCAAGAGTTAAGATACATCGATCCACGTAAGATCAGACGTATTAAGAATATCAAAAAAGGTAAGAACGATAAAGGCATCGACGTCGTTGTTGGCATAGAAGAGTTCTATATCTACAATGATAAAGGTATCAATGAGAATACAAGTCAAGGCGTTAAATTATCGACTGATTCGGTAATCTATTGTCCTTCAGGCCTGATCGATCAGAACTCTAACACTATGTTAGGGTATCTACATAAAGCGATCAAACCTGTAAATCAATTGAAGATGATCGAAGATGCTTTAGTAATCTACAGAGTATCGCGAGCACCTGAAAGAAGAATATTTTATATTGACGTAGGTAATTTGCCAAAGCTTAAAGCTGAGCAATACGTTAATGATATCATGAATAAGTATAGAAATAAAGTTGTCTACGATGCCAATACTGGCGAGATCAGAGACGACCGTAAACACCTCTCTATGATGGAAGACTTTTGGATGCCTCGACGAGAAGGTGGAAAAGGTACTGAAATCACTACCTTGAACGGCGGTCAGAACCTCGGTCAAATCGAAGACATCAATTATTTCCAAAACAAGTTGTACCAATGCTTGAATGTACCTGTATCAAGAATGAAACCTGATCAAGGTTTTAGTATTGGCAGATCAACCGAGATAACAAGAGACGAAGTTAAGTTTAATAAGTTCATTGAACGTATTAGACGCAAGTTCTCTACATTATTCTCAGAAGCATTAAGAGTACAATTAGTTGCTAAACAGATAATTAGACCTGACGAGTGGGAAGCAATATCTCAAGATATTAGATTTAACTTCCAAGAAGATAATCACTTCGCAGAGTTAAAAGATTCAGAGATCATTAGTAACAGGATCAGTGTATTAAATCAGATGCAGCCATATATTGGCACATATTATAGTATAGAGTATGTTAAGAGACACGTTCTCAAGCAATCTGAAGAGGATATTGAAATTATACAAAAACAAATGGATGCAGAGCAAGAGCAGATGCAAGCCATGATGACTATGCAGGGCGGGATGCCAGTCGACGGAGGAATGGGCGCAGGTCCAAATCCACCAGGATTACCACCAGCTACTAATAAAAATAAAGGAGAAGTATAATGACACAAGGCGTACAAGACTTAATTAAAGCAATCAATTCTGGAGATTCAACGGACATTGATTCAGCATTTCAAGCTGAGATGGCAAATCGTATCTCTACAAAATTAGAAGATATGAGAGTGTCTGTAGCTCAACGTATGTTTGCAACAGAACAACAAGAACAAGTAGAAGATCTTGAAGAAGAATTAGATTTTGAAGAGATCGCAGAAGAAGAAGCTGCAGTACTCATTCAAGGTTTAACTGAAGAAGAGATCAATGAAGAGTTATCTGAAGAAGACGCTCTTGCTCTTGAAGAAAAATACATGGGATTTGCAAAGCTTAAAGGCGAACTAGCCCGTAAACCTGGTGTTAATAATCCAGCAGCTGTTGCAGCAGCTATTGGCCGTAAAAAATACGGCAAAGAGAAGTTCCAAAAGATGGCTGCAGCTGGTAAGAAAAAACATACTAAAGAAGATTATTAATGTTTAATCCATTAAGCAAGATGAATGTATCAGACTTAGGTCTTGATGCAGACTTATTAGAAGCGGCTGCAAAATGTGGTTGCAAGAAGGAGTCTGCTTATAATCCATCTTGCGCTATGGACGATCTTAAAGCAGAACCAAGCGGATCAACACCTGATGCTATGAAGGTTAATATCGCTTACGAAGCAAAGAAAAAGATTAAAAAAGAAGGTGTGTTTGGTGACCAAGAACCTGGTGGACCTAAAACGTATCATAAGGATAACCCAGTATAATGTACTACGGTGGTTTTCTTAAGGCCTTAAATGGCACTACTGCTCGCGTCCATTCATATGGTCATATCATTGAGCAGACTTCCAACGGTAAGATCCTTATCGATGGTGAGAAGACTTCTTTTACAGATTTAGAGGAAGCAAGACAATACGTTAAAGCAAAGCAATACAATAAAACGATAGAAGAACAAGTTAAGACAGAATTATACGAAGATATCCCAGATAATAAGATAGCGAATATAATTAAAGAGCATCACGATATTAAAGTTACAGATACACTAATAGAGTCATACATAGAACTTGCTTCCTCTAAACTTTTTACTGTAGACCCTGTTGTGTTAGAGATTAGAAACCTTAATAAGTTAGATAAACTTATTGAAGGCAAGATTGATTATAAATTAACTGATGGTACTATCATCGCTATCAATGAGTCGACTCAAGACAAGTTGACAGAACTATTTAAAGAAGAACAAGAAATCATTGAGCACATGAGAGAAAGTAAAGAAAACTTTATCGATGTGCTTAAACAAATCGGAGAATAAAAATGGCCGTAATTGCATCAATAATTAAAAATTCAAGTAAAGAGACTGTTGTTAAGGTTGCTGGCGATGCTGGCTCTGCCACGATTGCTCTTGGTTCATTAGCTTCAGCTGATCAAGTAGCAGGTGCTACTGGATCCCAAAATGTTACTATAGCTGCCATTTCTTCATCTGGTGATTTAGGTTCAAATTTAAGAATTACTAGAGGTGCGACAGGTGCAACAGGTTTTTATACATTTGCTGCAGCTCCAGAAACTGCTCCAACTATTCAGTTTAATCAATTAGGTTTTACTGATAACTTACAAAATACTCAAAACATTGTAGTAACTCATGGCGCTACTGGTGTTGCAGTTACATACTTAGTACTTCATAAACAAGCGGGGTATGCTGCTAAAGTAGAATATGAACAATATGGTGCTTACGATGATGAAACTGCAGTTGGCGCGTTGGATATTGTTGGTAGCCCAGGTTATACACCTTAAGGATAATAAATGAAACTAATTAAAGAACACACCGAGTCAGTAAAATACTTAGTTGAAGAGAAACTAGGTAAAGGCAAAGAATACTTCATTGAAGGCGTATTCCTTCAATCGAACTTAAAGAATCGTAACGGCCGCATCTATCCAGTAGAGATACTCGATAATGAGGTAAAACGATATAACGATGAATATGTCAACAAGAATCGTGCCTTTGGAGAATTAGGTCATCCTGATTCACCTACGATTAACCTTGACAGAGTATCTCATATGATCAAATCTCTACGTCGTGAAGGTGATAACTTCATTGGTAAAGCTAAGATCATGGATACTCCATATGGCAAAATCGTTAAGTCGCTCATAGACGAAGGAGCTACACTTGGTGTATCTTCAAGAGGTATGGGTTCACTTGACAAAAAAGGTGATGTTTCATTTGTTGGTAAGGATTTTACTTTAGCGACAGCAGCAGATATCGTTGCTGACCCATCCGCCCCTAATGCTTTCGTAGAGGGTGTAATGGAGTCTAAAGAATGGGTTATGGTCGATGGAAAATTTGTGGAGAAAGACTTACGAGAAATGCAGGCGAATATCCGTCGTGCGTCTAGTAAAAATTTACAAGAGGCAAAGGTTAGAGCATTCCAATCATTCCTCTCGAAAATTAAATAACTATAAATAATAGTATATCGATAAAACGATACACAAATTAGGAGAAAGAAATGTCAATCGAACAAAAAATTGCACAAATCTTAGCTGAATCAAAAACAGCTGATGATCAAGTGGAAGAAATTGTTGAAGAAAATACTGCAGCAGGCGACCAAGCAGTTATTCGTACAGCTACAAACTCTATTCCAGCTACAGCTGAAGTAGATAACGAAGCTAACGCTAAAAACAATGTAGAAGATGAAAAAGAAGCTGAAGTTGCTTCTAAGAAACCTAACGTTGTTACAGCAAAAGCTTCAGCTGGTGATCAAGCTGTTATTCGTCAAGGCGACGCAGTTCCAGCTACAGCAGCAGGTGCAGCAGTTAATTTTAAAGAAGACGTTGAAGCTTTAATTAACGGAGAAGACCTCACAGAGGAATTCAAAGCTAAAGCAGCAACAATCTTCGAAGCAGCAATTATTACTCGTGTTAAACAAGAAGTAACACGTTTAGAAGAAGAATTCGAAGCGCGTCTTGAAGAAGAGGCAGCAAAGAATCAAGAGGGTCTTGTTGAAAAAGTTGATGGATACCTCAACTACATAGTTGAGCAGTGGTTTACACAAAATGAAATTGCCCTTGAAAGTGGTATGAAGTCTGAAATTCTTGAAGGTTTTGTTTCAGGTCTTAAAGGCTTATTCGAAGAGCATTATATCGACGTTCCTGAAGAGAAATTCGATGTATTAGGTGCTTTAGAAGAACAAAACTCAGAACTTCAAGCAAAGTTAGATGAACAAGTTGCAGCTAACGTTGAGCTTAACAAAGCTTTAAACGAATCAACTCGCGGCGAAATCATCGACGGCGCTTTAGATGGTTTAACAGAAACTGATAAAGAAAAATTCCTTGGCTTAGCTGAAGAATTAGCTTTTGAAGATGCTGAATCATTTGCAAAGAAAGTTCAGACAATTCGTGAAAATTATTTCACAAACAAGGCATCAACAATCGTTGAGTCTGTAGTAACAGATACTCCAATTGAAATGATCGCAGAAGAAAAAGCTGTTGATCCTTCAGTAAAGAGATATATGTCTGCACTCAATAACATTAAATAAGGAAAACAAAATGACAATTCGTCAAGACTTAGTAAAAAAATGGGAGCCGATCTTAGAGCATAAGTCACTTCCAGAAATCAAAGATAACTATCGTAAAGAAGTTACTGCGATTCTTTTAGAAAATCAAGAACGTGAAATGAAAAAGGGTGCTGAAGCGCTTTTCGAAGCTGCTCCTGCTAACTCTGGTGGTATTGGTATCGCTTTAGGTGGTTCTGGTGATGCAACAGGTACAGTAGCTGGTTTCGATCCAGTTCTTATCGCGTTAGTTCGCCGTGCAATGCCACAAATGATCGCTTACGATATCGCTGGCGTTCAACCAATGACACAACCTACAGGTTTGATCTTCGCTATGAAGAGCAAATATACAACACAAGATGGTACAGAAGCGTTATTTAACGAAGCTGATACTGAGTTTGCTGGCGCTACTGGTGCTAACCAAACTGGTACAACTCCGTTTAACATGAACGTTATTGGTGGTATGTCAACAGCTACTGCAGAACAATTAGGTTCTACACCAGCTGACTTCGCTTCAATGGCTTTCTCAATTGAAAAAACTAGCGTAACTGCTAAAACACGTGCTCTTAAAGCTGAGTACTCAATTGAATTAGCACAAGACTTGAAATCAGTTCATGGTTTAGATGCAGAAGGCGAATTAAGCAACATCCTTTCTACAGAAATCTTAGCTGAAATCAACCGTGAAGTTATCCGTACAGTTTACTACGGTGCTAAAACGGGTGCTCAATTCGGTACAGCTACTGCTGGTACATTCGACTTAGACGTTGACTCTAACGGTCGTTGGTCTGTTGAAAAATTCAAAGGCTTATTGTTCCAAATCGAACGTGAAGCTAATGCGATTGCTCAACAAACTCGTAGAGGTCGTGGTAATTTCATCATCTGTTCATCAGACACTGCATCAGCATTGGCTATGGCAGGTGTATTAGATTACGCTCCAGCTCTTTCAACATCATTAAATGTTGACGAAGCATCTACAACTTTTGCTGGCGTTTTAAATGGTAAGTACAAAGTTTATGTTGATCCATATGCAGGCGGTAACAATCCTAATGCTTCTGGTTCACAATTCTTCGTAGTTGGTTACAAAGGTACATCAGCATTTGATGCTGGTTTATTCTATTGCCCATACGTTCCTCTCCAATTGGTTAGAGCTGTTGATCCTAACACATTCCAACCAAAAATTGGCTTCAAGACACGTTATGGTATCGTAGCTAACCCATTTGTTAACTTAGATGACAGCAACTCAGATAACAACGTTATCGTAGCTAACAAAAACTACTACTACCGTAAGGTTGCAGTAACTAACTTAATGTAATATTAAGTTAATACAATAAGATCCGTAAGGACGATGTATAAGAAGGGGACTCGAAAGAGTCCCTTTTCTTTTGTATAAATAGAATATAACATTAAGGAAATATCTTATGGCTAATCCAAATTGTCCTATACCAAGTAACATTAATCCTTTATCCCCTACCGGGTTTAGGTTATCCATATCCAAGTTACCTGACTTAGTGTACTTTTGTCAAGAAGCAAATCTTCCGGAAGTAGAATTACCATCAATGCCAATGGCAACTACATTCTCGACTATTGGTGTACCAGGCGACATGCTTCACTTTGGTGATCTTACAGTACAGTTCATAGTAGATGAGAACCTTGCAAATTATAAAGGCGTGTTTAATTGGTTAATTGGTCTTGGTTTCCCAGAGAATTATGTGCAATATCAGAACTTTTCTGCTCAAGATCCAGCTGCTGGAGGTAATCAATTTGGTGGAATGATAGGAGATTATTCAGATGCGATACTTGAAATATTAGGTAGTCAAAATACTCCTACACAAACGATATTATTTAGAGACGTGCATCCAGTATCAGTATCATCATTACCATTTACTTCTAATGCTACCGATGTAAACTATCTTATTGGTACGGTCATATTTAGGTATAACTATTACGAATTCATGGATATCAATGCTACCTCAAGCGCGGTGGGAGCAGCAAACTAAAACATGTACTTTAATTAATTATTGTGTTATAATGTAATTTTAAATGGTGTAGGTATATTATGAATATTGAAGAGATACAAACGATGTGGGAGCAAGACAGTCTTATCGATGATAATCATCTTGGTGAAGCATCGACTGAGACAGCTAAGGTCCATTCTAAGTATATTAAACTTATGGTAGGAGTCAAGCTCAAGCTTACAAAAGCTAGAGGTGAATATAATATCTTACGTAAGAATAAGTTTAGGTATTACCGTGGTGAATTATCAAGAGAAGAGTTAGCTGACTTAGGTTGGCAACCATATCAACTAATCAAACCACTTAAGAATGAGATGGATGAATTCCTTCAAGGTGATCAAGACTTAATAACACTAAACACTCGTATAGAATACCTTGAAACTATGGGTTATCTGCTCGAAGGTATCTTAGGTCAAATCAAAGCTAGAGATTGGCAACTTAAAAACGGTATTGAATGGAAGAAGTTCCTAGCTGGAATGTAATGAAATTAACCATTGAAAAATTAAACGAAGTAAACATTCGAGTTTACGGAGATGCTGGTTGCGAACAAGAACTGGAAAACTTCTTTACTTATGAAGTTCCAGGTGCAAGGTTTACTCCTAAATTTAAAGCTCGATTATGGGATGGAAAAGTTCGCCTATATTCATTAATTAAAAAGACTCTATACGCAGGACTATATCAGTATGTCTTAGAGTTTGCACAAAGAAACAACTATGAACTAACGTTTAATCCAACAGACGATTATCCAAAACCCCTCGATCTACAAAATTATACTACAGAACAAGTATCAAAATACATATATGATCTCGATCTATACGGTAGAGGTGAGCCAATCGAACCTCGTGATTATCAGATCGAAGCAGTTAAGACAGCACTTAATTTAAACAGAACTGTATTACTATCGCCTACGGCATCTGGTAAATCATTCATGATCTATTGTTTGATGAGATGGCACTTAGAAGAAGATCGTAAGACCATCATCGTCGTACCTACTACATCATTAGTTGAGCAGATGTATTCAGACTTCGAAGACTATTCATCACATAATGAATGGTCAGTAGGTGCAAACTGTCAGAAACTATATTCAGGATTTACAAGAGAGTTTACTAAGAACGTATTGATTACCACATGGCAATCGATCTACACTCAACCTAAACAATGGTTCGAAAACTTCGACGTCATAGTTGGCGATGAAGCACATCAATTTAAAGCTACGTCTCTTATTACTATCATGGAACGTATGCAGCATGTTAGATATCGAATAGGTACAACAGGCACTATAGATAATAAGAAGATTAATCAATTGACATTAGAAGGTTTGTTTGGTCCAGTCCATAGAGTAACTACCACACGCGAATTAATGGATGATGGTAAAGTAGTAAACATCGATATTAATTGTGTATTATTGAAGTATAAAGACGAGATTCGTAAAGCATGTAAAGAACAAACATATCAAGAAGAGATGGAGTTCTTAGTATTAAATGACGCGCGAAATAAATTTATACGCAACCTTGCTTTATCATGTAAAGGTAATACATTGGTGTTATTCCAATTCGTAGAGAAACATGGTATACCTCTATATGAGGATATTAAAACTAAAGCTCCAGATAAGAACGTATATATCGTACACGGAGGGGTAGAAACATTAGATCGTGAAGACATACGTAAAAATACTGAACTAGATACGAATACAATCATAGTTGCCTCATATGCTACGTTCTCAACTGGTATAAATATACCTAGTATAGAGAATATTATATTTGCTTCTCCTACTAAGTCTAAGATCAGAAACCTTCAATCTATAGGTCGTGGTCTAAGACTTAAAGATGGTAAGACGCATCTTAAACTATATGATATAGCTGATGATATACAACACAAATCGCGAAAGAACCATACACTGAATCATTTTGTTGAACGCATTAAGATATACTCGGAAGAGAAGTTTGACTATAAGGTCCACGAGGTACAACTATGACAGCTGACTTAGATCGTTACGTAGTAATTAAATTAATCTCTGGAGAAGAGATAATAGGCACTCTTGTAAAAGAAGATGACTATGATATTAAGATACAATTTCCTATGATGGTAAAAAAAGTAAATCATTTATTAAGAGATTTGCCGGTAGAATCGATCGTCTTAGGCACTTATAGCCATTTTTGTGCAGATGACGAGTTTACTTTTAACAAGCAACATATCATAATATTAAAAGATATGGATCCACGTTACATAGATGAGTATCATAGATCTGTAGATGATTTTATCGGAGCTAGTAGCCCAGAACCCGAAGCTTACAACCCGAACGAAGTACAACAATTGACAGACAAGCTTAAGAGTTTGTTTAGAGATAAACTAAATGAAGAAGAAGATTATCCTGAAATAATCTCTTTAAACGTTAGTGGTACAAAGACTATACATTAACCACTTGAAAGACCCCATACAGTCATAATAACACGGAGTACAATTAAAGTACAATTATTTTATGGATCAAATTACAATAGAAGAATCAGCGTCAGATAAGATTAAATTACTATTAGCAGAAGAGAATACGCCTGAGCTTAAGTTAAGGATATTTGTTTCTGGTGGTGGGTGTTCAGGTTTTCAATATGGATTTACTTTCGATGAAAACCAAAATGAAGACGACTTTGTTATAGAACAAAATGGAGTTAGTCTATTAGTTGATGCAATGAGCATGCAGTATTTGACAGGAGCAGTCATTGGATATAAAACATCTTTAATGGGAGAACAATTTGAGATAAAGAATCCAAACGCCACAAGTAAGTGTGGATGTGGTTCATCATTCTCAGCGTAATATGGCATATTCAGAAAAAGTATTAGATCATTACGAAAACCCAAGAAACGTTGGGTCTTTAGATAAAGAATCATTAAGCGTAGGTACTGGAATGGTAGGAGCTCCAGCTTGCGGAGACGTAATGAAGTTACAAATAGAAGTAGAAGGAGGCACCATAATAGATGCAAAATTTAAAACGTATGGGTGTGGTTCTGCTATTGCTAGTTCTAGTCTTGTCACCGAGTGGCTCAAGGGCAAAACGTTGGATGAGGCACAAACAATCAAGAACTCCGATATCGCAGAAGAATTAGCATTACCACCAGTTAAAATCCATTGCTCAGTCCTTGCAGAGGATGCAATCAAAGCTGCAATTACAGATTATAGAAACAAGATAAAATAATTTTACTTTATACATATTATGTAGTACAATGGTCTTAATTATTAAATAAAGGTGAATTACATGGCTGAGAAAAAACCAGTCCACTACGTAAACAATGTTGACTTCTTAGAAGCAGTTAAAAAATATAAGAAGCAATGTGCAGAAGCCGAAGCTGGCGGAGATCCTAAACCACAGCTCTCTAATTATCTCGGCGAGTGTATCCTTAAGATTGCTACTAAGTTAGCCAATCGCCCAAACTTTATCAACTATTCCTACAAAGATGACATGATCCTCGACGGCATCGAGAACTGTATCATGTACTTTGATAACTTTGATCCTGCAAAATCATCTAATCCATTCAGTTACTTTACACAGATCATCTACTATGCGTTCCTTCGTCGTATAGAAAAAGAAAAGAAGCAATCATATATCCGCGGTAAACTAATCAGAGACACCACGATAGAATCATTCGAAACACAAGGTCATGATGACGGCGATGACTTCTACAATGGGTTCATTGGATTTATGCAACAACATGGTACTTTTGATGATGGATTTGAAGAGCGCCAAAAGAATAAGAAGAAGAAAAAGAAAGTTGATCCAGACACTATAACATTAGATACATTTATTGAGAATCCAAATGAGTAAGATAGTTATTCTTGGTGATACACACTTTGGTGTAAGAGGAGACTCATTAAAGTTTCACAAATACTATGAGAGGTTTTATGAAGAATTTTTATTCCCGTATATGGAAGAGCATAACATCAAAGGTATCTATCAGCTTGGCGATCTATTTGATCGTCGTAAGTTTGTTAACTTCAATACGCTTGCTGAGTGCAAACGATACTTCTTCGATCAACTCAAAGCAAGAGGCATCCAACTAATAACTCTGCTAGGTAATCATGATATCTTTTGGAAAGAGTCGTTAGAAGTTAATGCTCAGTCATTGATATTAGGTGAGTACGATAACATCATAGTGATCGATAAACCTACTCGCATGCATGAAGATAACACAACTATCGATCTTATACCATGGATTTGTAAAGAAAATGAAGACGAGGTATTTAGTTTTATTGATAGCAGTAAATCTGATCTATGTTTAGGTCATTTTGAAATAGCAGGATTCCCAATGTATCGTGGTATGGTAGCAGAAGATGGTCTATCACATGATATGTTTAGTAAGTATGAACGAGTATTGTCTGGTCATTATCATACAAGGTCTAAGCAAGAAAACATCGAGTACATCGGCACTCCATATGAGATGACATGGCAAGATGCATCT